GCAGCAACCGCGAACGCCGTTCGTGGCGTCACGTCCCGGCAAGCCTCTTTCGGCAGGAACGACCGGAAGCGTTCGTCGAGCAGCCAGACGTCGAAGGCGGGCCAGCCGAAGTCGCCCTTCGCCATGTCCGGATCCTCGGCGCAGGCGACGACCGCAGCATATAGCCGAGCCGCATCCACGGACTGGCAGGTCAGCGCCCACGCCGAACGCGCCTTCGGCCAGCGTGTCCGCTTCCGTCCGCTCTCCGGCCAGGCTGCGATCGCCCTGTCGAACCCTTCATCGCCCGGCTCGCGCGCGCCCGCGTCTGAGGGTTCACCTTTGGGTTCTAGTAAGGGTTCTAGCGCGCTCATTTTGAGCGCTGGCTGGACGTCATTTTGAGCGCTGGTCGGCTCCAAAACGAGCGCTGGATCGGCGCCTTCGCCACCGCTCATTTTGAGCGCTGGACTTTCCCCCGCGCGCTCCGCTTTCAGGTGGGCGCGCACCTCGGCGTCGCGATGCAACGTATAGTCAAATATGCCGAGCCGGCCGTCGGCCCGCACCCGCCGCCGCCGGGAAATCCAGCCTTCGGCGTCGAGCTGTCGCAGGTGGCGCTCCACCGTCGCGCGCCCGAGCTCCGTCCGTTCGACGAGGTATTCGACCGACGGGAAGCAGCACCAATCCTCGCCGGAGTGCGCCGAGCCTTGGTCGGCCAGCGCGACGAGGACGAGCTTCGCCGACCCGACGCGCGCCTTCCAAGCCCAACTGAGTGCGTCGTTGCTCATGCCCCGTTCCGCTTCAGACGCCGGCGGCCTTGCGCGCCGCGGCGACTTCGCGCTTCAGGTCCTCGGCCTCGGCAGCCACGGACATCGCCCGCTCTTCGAGCTCCTGGGCGCGGCGTTCTAGGCTCGACAGCGACGCCAGGCCGTCGACCCGCGAAACGCAGGCGTCGGCCGCCCCGAAGAAGGCCTCACGCACCCGCCGCACCCAATCGCGCGGGCGCTCGACGGCGCGCCCGACTTCGTCGTCGCTGCAGGCGCCGCGATAGAGCCCGCGCTCATGGTCCCAGGACGCGTCGATCGCGTCATGGATGATCCTGTTGTCCTCGCGCGTCGGCTCGCGCGGCGGGTCGGCGGTCATGGCCTCTTCCTCCGATGATCTGTTCTGGCTTTGGGGCGCGGAGCGCGGCGCCTCAGGCGCTTGGCAGGCCGGGCAGACGTGGCGCTTGCGGCCGACCAGCCAGCCGCGCTCGGTGAACCAGCGGTCGCGCTGGGCGGTGCTGATGTTCTGCCGGTCGTCGGGCCGATCGAGCTGTCCGCCGCAGGGCGTGCAGTAGATCCGCCAGGCCCGCGTTTTCGGCGGGCCGTCGAACGTCACGCGCGCGAAGCGGGCCGCCGGCTTCATGGGCGAAGCCCCGGAAGGTCAGGCTGGTCCGCCAGGAGCTCGCCAGGCGCACCGTAGCCCATCGACGCGAGCATGCGCGCCACCAGATGCCAGACGTGCTGGTCCTTCCGCCGGAAGCGCTCGACGCGGCCTCGCCGGGTAACCTCGCCCTTGTCGAGCGCCGATGCTGACCGGCCCTTCAGGGTCTCGCCGGCATAGGTCCCGAGCGTGGGATCGGCGGCCGTGGCACGGCCGTCGTTGCCGATCCGCATCCGCGCGAGCTCGGTCCGCTCGCCGGTCACCGCCGACCAAAGCTCGACGCGGACGACGATCATGACGCGACCCTCGCCGCGCGCGTGGCCGCGGCGTTCTGCGCGTGATGCGCGGCGTCGTAGGTGAGGTGGCAGCGCTGACACCACGCCTTGAGGTTCGCCGGCGCGACGTTCTCGGGCGTGTGGTCGAGGTGCGCGACCGTCAGGACGACGATCGAGCCGGTGACCGGATGCGGTGAGCCCTGGACGGCCCGACAGCTCGGGTAGGAGGGCGAGCCCTCGCACCGCCACTCCGCGCGCCGCCGCGCATTGAAGCTGATCTCCGGCCAGTCCGCCGGATAGTGTTCGCGGTTGGCCTCGCTGATCGGCGGGCTCACGGCCGATCCTCCGGCCTGGGCGTCGGCCAGCTTGCGGCGACCGACAAGGACGGCGTCTCGACGCAGGGCTGCAGGAAATGGGCGCCGACCGGCACGATCAGCGTGCAGCGCGCGCAGTAGGCGACGACCTGCAGTGAGCCGTCCGCGAACTCGGCGATCCGCGTCCCGAAGGCGTGTCGCGCGCTCATTCGACCGCCATTCCGGCGCGGTCGGCGCCCAAGTCGTCGAGCAGCGCCCCTAAGACTTCCGCCGCGAGGATCGGATTGATCGCGTTGCCAAATCCGCGCCACTTAGGAACGCGGGCGTGTACCCCATGAGCCAACAGGGGAATGCTGGGTTCGGCGCGCCGCGCCTTGCCGTCGTGGCAGATGATCCAGACGGCGTCGGCCCAATGAGATCGCCAGGTTCGACGACCTGCTCGTTCAGCATCTGGCCGCCAGCCCGCAAGCCGCTCGAACCGTTCGGCGACCGAGAGCCCTTGCTGTCCCTGGCCTGCGGCGTCGCCCATGTCGACATGCCGCGATCCGGACCGAAGACCAGTCCGCCTGCGCTCGCGTCCGGCGTCGGCCAGGTCGCGCGATGGAGCTGCGTCGGCAGAGGCGTTCCCCCTGCCCCGAACGCGCCGTTCGGCCCGCCCTTCTCCCCATCTGTCGCGCGCGGCGTCGACCATAGGCCTATCGGCGAGCCCCCCCCCATGGCGTTCGGCAGGCCCATCTGCGCCTTGCGGCCGTCGGGCCTGCGGCCCGTCGGCGACGTCCCCGCAGGGTTGACCCGGCCGCCCTCCAAGTCCGAGGCGTTGGGCGTCGGCCATGGCGCGCCAGTAGAGGCGCGAGCGGATGTTGGGGGCGTCCACGGCGCAAGCCGGGATATCGACGCCCCGGCTGGCGTAGTCTTGACGCGCCAGATCAGCGCGCACTCGGTCGAGCCAACCGAGGCCAGCCTTTCCCGCAACCTGTTCTCCCACGACATGAGCGGGCCTTCGGGCGCGGATGAGGCGAAAGAAGTGGGGCCACAGGTCCCGAGGATCGTCATGACCTCGGCCTTCGCCCGCCGTGGAGAACGGCTGGCAGGGGCACGAGCCCGTCCAGAGCCGCAGGTCGTCCGGCCATTCGGCGAGCTTGGCGGCGTAGGCCCATCCGCCGACGCCGGCGAAGAAATGGCAGTGGCGGAAGCCTTCGAGGTCATGAGGGGTGACGTCCTTGATCGAGCGCTGATCGACTTCGCCGGGCGGCAGGACGCCGAGCCCGATCATCTCGCGTATCCACTGAGCCGCGAACGGGTCGAGTTCGTTGTAGTAGTCGCGGGTGCCGGTCATCGACCGTCCCGCGGATAGTCAGGCCGCCAGGCGGCGCGCCCCGCGGCCTGGACTGCGGCAAGCCCGCGATGCTGCTTCCAGAGCATCAGCTCGCGCAGCTTCTCCGGTTCGAAAGGCGCGGGGTCGTTGGCGAAGTAGACGTCGAGAGCTAGCAGGCCGGACAGCGCCAGAGCCTCGCCGGCCTCGCTCGCGACAGTGGCGACGATCCCGCGGCTATCGACGCCGTCGACCAGCCAAACCGTCCAGAGATCTTCCTCAGCGTCGACGCAGAAGATGCAGAGGTGGCCGGGCTTGGCGTCGGGACGACCGACGTCCCGCTCGATCTCGCGCGCAATGATCGTGTCGCTGCGATCGGCGGTCGGAAAGGGCCGGACGGTGTCAGTCATCGTCCGCCTCGCCGGAAATCCGACGCGACAGCGCCGCGGCGGCCTGGACGTCTTCGGACAGCATCCGCTCAAGGAAGGCCGCAGACGAGAGCAGCAGGGCGCCGAGCTCGGCGCGGTCGATCGGGTTGCGGCTGTCCGCCAGAGCTCGGCCGATCCGCCGCGTCGCCTCGGCGACCTCGACGGCCGAGCTGATCCGCACCGGGAAGGCGGTCAGCCGCGCGATCAGGTTCGCGAACGACCGCGCGTCGTCCTCGAACGGCCAACGCTCGCCGACGGCCAGGTGGCCCTGCGCCTTGCAGGCGCCGAGAAACACGATCCACGCTCGGCGCTGCTCGATGAGGCTAGCTGCGAAGTCGCGGCTGCGGCTCACGAACGGCGTTCGCGGACGTTGCCCGTTCATGACGTTTGTTTCCGAGGCGTTAAGGCGATCCGCGCGCAACTCAACGGCGAGGGATGCGGGGGCTCATGCTCCGCGCGACGGGCGATGTTGGCGGTCGCCCCAGCCTGCGCGAGCCGGGGCAATGAAAAATGGGGAGAAGACGTGCTGCTCTTCGCGCGCCCAGCCGAAATGCGCCTCGCCTTGCTGGCGCTGTTCAGCATCGCCGACGGGGTCCCGGACGATGTCTGCCGCGTGGCGATGGACCGCGCCTGCGACGCTGCATATGCGGCGCCGGTCGACGTCCTCGACGATGACGATGGGGAAGACCCGCTCGCCATCCGCTTCGGCGCCGTCCGGGCGCTGAACTCACTCTGCGCCGCCTGCAGGGCTTGCCCGCGGGGCCGCGACGTCGAGGATGCGCGCGGCGTCATGATGGACGCCCCGCCGAGCTAGGCGGATCGAAGCTGTCGGGCGGAACCTCGCCCGCCGTGAGCAGGTCGATCCGCTCGCGCTCCGCGGCGTCGGGCGTCAGCCTGTTCGGATGGTCGAACGGCAGGCCCCAGCGGCGCACCGTCTCATGGCTGACCCCGAAGAACTTGCCACCCGCCCGCAGGTCCATGTTGCGGCGGAACATCCAGCCGGCCAGGGCCGGGCGCGCGACGACGCGCGGTGCGCGGGGCGGTGGGGAAAGGGTGACGTCGTCGGCCAAGTGCGCGGGCTCCGCAGGTCGCTTGGCCCCTTTAACTCAAGTGATCCGTTGACTTGGTCAAGCGTCTAGCTTCCTAGGTATGGCAATGCTTCAGACGCTCGATCAGGCGCGCCCTCTTCGCCATGCTTTCCACATGGCAACAACGCGACCTGCGGCGCCCGGACGCCGTGTCGACCCGGGGCGACTGAAGGTCGGCCAGGCGCTCCGCATCCTCCGCGACCGGCTGGGCCTCAGCCAGGAACAGGCCGCCGCCGGCCACGCGGATGACTTCTCGAAGCAGCATTGGGGCTCGATCGAGAACGGTCATCTGCGCGGCATCTATGACCCCGGCGTGCAGCAAGGCCTGATCGACGCCCTGAACACCGCAGCGCCGCCCGGCTCAGAGCCGCTTACGCTGGAAGACCTCGACGCGGTCATGGCCGAAATGAGCGGCGGACCGGCGGAAACCGCCGCCTCGCGCCTTCGCCGTCTCGCGACGGAGGTCGGGGCGACCGGCGGGGTCGCCGAACGTCCGACGCCCTTTGACGGCGGCATGGTCGAGGCGGTGTTCCCGACGCGCGACGGGCCGGTGACCTTCCGCTATCCGAGCCACATGACGCCGGAAGGCCTTCGAGAGCTTGAGGCCTATTTCGCTGTCTTCCTGCAGGCCGCCAAGCGGGACGAGCCGTCTTTACGGTAGACGACGACAGGTATTTGCAAACCCGTCGTTGACACGGTCAAGCAATCAGGTTCCTTACTAGGCCCGAACCCGCTGGCCGGTCCGGCGATGGGCGCTTGATTAGGTTGGGGCTGTAAGACCAACCGCAGGCCCAGCGGGTTCCGGGGCCTTCCATGTCCGACCCGCGAACCGCGTTCGCCACTGAAGACGGGCTTCGCCTTGGCGATCTCAAGCCCGGAGACACCGTCCTCGTCCAGCCACGCCAGGCCTGCCTGATCCATGGGCTCGCCACGGTCGAGGCCGACAGCGAGGGCGACCTCTTCATCCACTGCCGCCAGGGCTTCCACTACCTCGAACTGTTTCAGGGCGCGGGCGGCCTGCTCGTCGGCCTCAGCCGCGGCGAGGCGCAATCATGAGCGGCCTTCGCGTCGTGATCGGAAGCGTCGCGGCGGGCCTTGGTGTCGCCCTGCTGATCGCCTCCGCCGACCGCAAGGGCCTGATCGGCATGGTCGCCGCCCGCGCGTTCGGCCCCGCCTGCATGCTGATCGTCGCAGGCGCCGCCCTGGCGGTGACCGCATGAAGACCGCCGAGATCGACCACGATTGGGACGGCTGGTTCAGCATCCCGGCGGAAACCCTGAAACCGGGCGACGCACTGATCGCGCACACGGTCAGCGGCTGCGAGCCGGGCGCCTACGCCGTCGAACGCGGCCCCGACGGCGTCACCATGCTGCGCAGCGGCGCCTTCGCCATCGAGCTTTGGAAGGTGACCGTCGGCGGGACGCTGGCCGGGTTCAGCAAGGGGCCGATGGAATGACCCAGGCGCGCCTCGACCTTGTGTCCGACCGCTCGCGCCTGCCGATGCGGCCGACCCTGTTCCCGCCCGGCTTCAAGGGCTTCGAGGAATTCCCGACCTTCGACGCCCTGGTCGACCGGCTGCGCGTCCTCGCCGGCCCCTGGCCCCTCTCATTCTGCAACGGCGCGGCGGCCTATCCGGGCTTCGACACCTTCCCGTCGGTCACCGCCTACGCGGCGGGTGAGTACGTCGCCACGGTCGCGGTTCCCGGCAAGATGGCCGCCGATCTCGCCCGCGCCACGCATGGCCGCGCGCAATGAACGTCGCCCTTCAAATCGTCGCCGACCTTCGCACTGATCTCGACGAGGCGGAGGGCAAGGCCTGGGCCGCCCTCGCCCGCTACAAGTTCATGATGTTCGGCTATTGGGCCGCGATCTGGGTTCATCAGAACCGGGTCGGCCGGTTCAAGCGGCCTAACCCCTTCATCGACCTCGTTCGCTACGCCCGAAGCCGCGCTGAGCCCGCGCCCGCCCGCCAGCCTCTGCGTGCAGCATGACGCTGACCGTGTTCCGCCGACGCCGCAGCAACCGCCTGCTGCTCATCACCCTCGCCGCGCTCGATCTGGCCGCGCTCGCCCTTGTGGCCGCAGCCATTCGCGCCGTCACCCACCTTTGATCGGAGCTAACCCCTTGATCCTCACGCCCGAAGCTCTGCAGGCCGCGCCCCTGCTCTCCCTGATCGGGACCGGCGCCCACGCGACCGGCGCCAGCCTCGCCGCGGCCCTCAACCGCGATCACGCCAACCTGTCGAAAAGCCTCAAGGCCTGCGACGCGAAGGGCTGGACGAGCCGCGACGGCAAGACCCCGATCCTGACCGACCTGGGCCGCGGCGTGCTGGCCGCCATCGACAGGGCGAACAACCCTGACGCGGGCGCTGGCGCGGTCGGCGTATCGCCCGAAGGCGAGGGATTGCGCGAGATCGCCCTCGACCTGATCGACGATGACCCCGAGCTGAACCCGCGCAAGAAGAAGCTCGGCGAGGACGCCGCCGCCAAGGACGCCGAAAAGCTCGAAGAGCTGACCGCATCGATCCGCAGCAACGGCGTGCTGCAGCCTGTCCTCGTCCGCCAGGGCCTGACCGACGGGCGCTTCCGCATCGTCGCGGGGTCGCGCCGAAAACGCGCCGCGTTCGAAGCTGGCCTGACGTCGATCCCCGCCCTCTTCCGGATCATGACCGACGCCCAGGCGCACGAGGCCGCCACGATCGAGAACGTCCAGCGCGACGACATGACGCCCATGGAAGAGGCGCGCGCCTTCACCCGCATCGTCGCCGACCGCATGGCCGCCGATCCGGACCTGCAGTTGAAGGACGCGAAGGAGATCGTCGCGAGCCGCCTCGACAAGACGGTCCGCTATGTCGAGCTGCGCATGGAGCTCCTGAAACTCCCGGCGCCGAAGCAGGACGAGGTCGAGCTTGGGACCCTGTCCGTGACGGACGCGCGCGAGTGGCTTCGCAAGCGCCCGAAGCCCCTGAAGCTTACGTCCCGCCAATGGCTGATCGCGCTCGAACTGTTCGACGCGCAGGAGCGTAGCCCCGTCACCGAAGGAACAGGCTTCAACGGCCCCGCCGCGACGGTGCGGGAAGTCGCCGATCAGGACCGCGACTTGGAGATCCTGAGCCAACTTCCAGCTGGGCTCGTTTCCGAGGTCCGCCAGGTCGAGGACGCCGACGGCTGGCCGACCGGCCGCGCCTGCGTCCGCTTCTTCGAGCATCGGCTCGACGCCCTGCGGCTCAAGTTCGGCGGCATTGATCACGACGAAACGCGCGCCGAGGCGCTTGCCGAGGCGCGCGAGGCCGTCTTCGGAAACCCCGTCGAGATCGCCGAGGGGTACGCGACCGAATGGCTGAACGGGCCGTTCGACCCCGCCCCTGAAATACTGGCCGAGATCGCGCAGGCCAAGGCCGAGGCCAAGACCAAGGCGGACGCCCGCGCCAGGGAAGAAGCGCAGCAGCAGGTCGAGGCCGACGAAGCGATGGCCGCGGCGCTCTCGCGGCTGACCTCCGCCCTGCAGCTCGCCGAACGGCTGGACGCCAAGCCGCCGAAGGCGATCGACCCACTGTTCGGCGTCGTCTTCGCGGCGAGCGGCAAGCCGCTTCCGCTCTATCCCACCCGCCTCGCCGGGATCATCGCCGCGAACGGCGCTCGCGTGATGCACGACTTCCCCGAACACGCGCCGCCCCATCCCGACACTGTCGCGCGCGTGACCCTGCTCGCCGTCGCGCTGAACACCGCCGCAGGCCTCGCCACGCCTCAGGCGCCGCCGGCGACGGACGAGAGCCCGCCCGAACTCGCGGACCTCGACGTCGGGGAAGTGGGAGACGGCGACGAAGGCCCCGCGCCCGACCACGAGGACGACGGCGGCTCCGAAAACGCGGGCGGCCTCGCGCCCTGGGAGCGCCGTCTGATCGGCGCTCCGGCCAGCGCCTCGCACACCTGATCAACGGGCGGAAGCCCACAACCGGAGAAGACCCATGCGACCTATTACTGACGTCCTGCGGGACATTCGCCGAGGCCGCGTCGTCGACGCAGCGACGGCGGAACTGGCGGGCGTCGTGCGCGACGCCAAGGCCACCGGCAAGCCCGGCGAGCTGACGATCAAGCTGAAGGTCACGCCCGACAAGGCGGACCCCGACGTGATCCGCGTCAGCGCCGAGATCAAGGGCAAGAGCCCGCGCCCGGACCTGCCCGACGGCATGTTCTTCACCAACGACGAGGGCGACCTGCTGCGCGAGGACCCCAAAAAGATCCATCGCTTCGCCTCGGTCGGCGGCGCCGACGTCGAGGAGGAAATCGACCCCGAAACCGGCGAAGTGCGAGAGCGCGCCGCCCACTGATCCAAGCCCCCAGGCCCGCGCCATCCTGGGCGAGCCGCCATTTGAAAGAGAAGACCTATGGATAAGACCGAAGCCGAAGTGGTCGCCGACCTGACCCGTCAGGCCGAAACGCCGCATGTGGTGTCCGTGATGAACGGCGAGACACCCCGCCTATTCCTCGTCCGTGGACGCGAGACGGAAATGCAGGAGGTCAGCGACCCGCATGACCTGTTGCCCACGCCCGCCCGGATACGCCAGGACGTCATCCTGCAGACCGTCGACAGCCTGATCGAATACGTGAACGCCTTCGCGCGCCCAGGCACGACGCTCTTCGCCGACATCTCGGAAAACCGCATCGTCGGCGCGCTCGACTATCACTGCCCCGAGAAGCCGGCGAACGTCGACCATCTGGCCCGCCTGACGCTGCCCTTCTCCGAGGAGTGGAAGACGTGGTCGAAGATCGACGGCAAGATGCTCGAACAGTTGGAGTTCGCCCGCTTCCTCGAAGAGAACGCCAACGACGTCATCGCCCCGTCGGGCGCCGAGCTCCTGGAAATCTGCCGCGACATTCAGGCTAAGCGGAAGGTCAACTTCATCAAGGCCGTCCGGACAAGCTCCGACAACGAGAGCTTTGAATATTCCGACGAGACGCAGGCCACGACCCGCAAGGGCGAGATCGAGATCCCGACGAAGTTCGAGCTCGAAATCCCCGTCTACTTCGACGGCCGGACCATTCGCTTCTTCGCCTTCCTTCGCTGGCGCATGGAAGAAGGCATCGGCCTCAAGCTGGGCGTCGAACTGCACCGCGCCGAACACGTCCGGCAGGCCGTGTTCAAAGAGATCGTCTCCAACGTTCGCGAGCTGACCGGCTGCAAGGCCGTTTACGGCCGCATCTGACGGAGACGAGGGGCCGGGTCACTGCACCCCCCAACGGACGACCCGGCCCCACCCCGGCCATGAACGCCCCGATCCGCCAGCCCCAGGAAGATGAGCGCCGCGACCGGCCGCTCGACCCTGCCGTGCTGCGGTTCATCGAAGCCCTTGCCGAAGCCCAGGCCAACAAGGACTATGCGGCGCGCACCCTGACCCCCGAGACGCCCGCGTGAGCAAACCCCCAAAAACATCGACCGTTCTGAAGCGGGCTCCCGCCCTGGCCGCCGCGATCGGCGAAACCGCCCAAGCCGCCGGCATTGTCGGCGACCGCATCCCCGCCCTCGTCGCGGCGCTCCGCCAGACTGGACAGTCCGTCGCCAAGCTGCGGCAAAATCAGTGAACCGTTGCGCCATCTACGCCAGGTTCTCGAACGAGGACCGGCAGAACGCCCGCTCGATCCCCGATCAGCACGCCGTTTGCGCGGAGCGCGCGAAGGCGCGCGGCTGGGCGATCGTCGCCGGCTTCGACGACGCAGGGATTTCCGGCTTCGCCATGGCGAACCGGCCGGGCCTCCTGGCCGCCATAGCCGCCGCCGGCCGCGGCGAGTTCGATATCCTGCTCGTCGAGGACGAGGACCGTCTCGCGCGAAACCTCGGCCACTTGGCGACGATCCGTGACGACCTGAACGCCTGCGGGGTCACGCTGGCGACGCTGGGGACCGACGAGGTCGACCTCATGCGGACGGCCTTTAAGGGCCTGATCGGGCAGCAGTACCTGATCGACCTCGGCCAGAAAACCAGCCGCGGCATGCGCTCGAACGCCGAGAAAGGCCTCGCGACAGGCTCACGGCTGTTCGGCTACCGCACCGCGCCCGGTGGCGAGCAGGTGATCGTCGAGCAAGAGGCAGAGATCGTCCGGCGCATCTGCACCCTGTTCGCCGACTACGACATGAGCGGACGCGAGATTGCCGACCTCCTGAACCGCGAGCGCGCGCCAGGCCCGCGCGGCGGCTTCTGGAACGGGTCCTCGATCTCCGGCTCGGCGGCGCGCGGCAACGGCGTGCTGCATTCGGAGATCTATGCCGGCGCGAAGGTCTGGAACCGCATGGAGGTCCGCAAGGACCCCAGGACGGGCAAGAGAACGCCGGTCATGCGTCAGCCCTCGGAATGGCGGCGGACGAGCGTCGAGCATCTTCGGATTGTCCCGCAGGACCTGTGGGACCGCGTGCAAGCCCGCCACGCCGCCAATGCGGCGCGCGGCGCGGGCGCAGCCGATCCGCAGCGCGCGGCGCGCGCCCTTGGCAACCGCCGCAAGCCCGGCCTCTTCTCCGGCCTGCTCAAGTGCGGCGCCTGCGGGTCGTCTTATACGGCCTTCGGCGGCGGCAAGCTCGTCTGCGCGGGCAACCGCGAACGCGGTTCGTCGTTCTGCCAAAACTCAAGAAAGGTTCTACGCGCCGAGGTCGAGGCCCGCGCGCTCGAAGGCCTGCAGACGCGGCTGCTCGCGCCGGCGGCCGTCGCCGCCTATGTGCGCGCTTATCACGCCGCATGGCAGCGCCTCGACCGCGAGCGGCTGGCCGAGCGCCAACCCCTCGAACGCCGCCGGGCCGAGCTCACGCGGCGGATTGGCCGGGTTGTCGACGCGATCTGCGACGGCACGGCCACGGCAGACGCAAAGGCCCGCGCGCTCGAATTCGAGGCGGAGCGCGACGCGATCGACCGTCAGCTCGCCCAGGCTCCGGCCGAGCCGCCGATCGCCCTGCATCCGGGCGCCGCCGACGCCTATGCGAAGATCGTCGGCGAGCTGCGCCAGGCGCTCGCGGATTATGGCGAGGCGGCCTCGACCGTGCCGGCGAACCGTCGCCTGATCGACGTCGCCCGCGGCCTCGTCACTAAGATCGAGATCATCCCGAACCCGCGCGGGAAAGGCGGCCTTGACCTGCGCCTTCACGGCGACTTGTCGCGCTTCCTGGCCGGCGAGGACGGCTCCCCCGAGGCGTCGACCTGGGGGAGCCGGTTGGTAGCTGGGGGCCGCTACAAACCGGCCCCCCCGATGATCGTCGCCTTCCCGCTGGTGGCGGAGGCGGCATGAACGCCCCGGCAATCCCGCGGGCGGACCGCGACAGGTTGAACGCGGCCTATCGGGATCTGCGAAAGCAGACGGGCCTCGGTGGGTGGCTGGTCAAGGCCTATGTGCTGGCCGCCTTCTGGCGGACCGACGCCGCCGATGCCATGGCCAGGACCCACTTCGGCCGCCCGCTCGCCGAGCTCGGGCCGGGCGCGAGGATCGCCGCCGAGCAGTGGCTCGCGAAGCTCGATCGCGCCGCCGACGCGGCGAGCAAGGAGAAAGCGCCATGACCCTAACCGACGAGGATCGCCAGCGGATCAAGTTTGAGCAGCTGGGCGGCGAGGCGGCAGCGCAGGCCTGGGCCGAGGCGCACACCGCCTTGCATCGCTACGCGCAGCGCTCGGCGTGTCCTCCCGGTCATGACGTGTCGCAATGGTTCATCGAACGCCGCGACGCTTACGCTCGCGCATTGGGCGACCCGTTCGCGCCACCTGCTCCGGCAGAAGGGAAAGCCCCATGACCGAAGCCGAGATCCACAACCAGCTCGCGCCCCGGATCGTCGTCGACCTCGTGAAGGCGGCAGGCTCTCCGCAGAACGTGCTGGTCACGCTGGAAAGCGTCGTCGCCGGCGTCTGCACCTATGTCGCCGCGTCGACGACGGGCGGTCAGACGCCAGATCAGGTCTTCGCCCTAATCGCTTCGGCCATGCCGGAACGCCTCGCCGATATCAGCCGCCGGGTCTTGCCGCCGCAGGGCCGAGCGTGAGGAAGGAAAGCCCCATGACTGAAACGCAGCAGCCGGTCTCTATCGACATGGTGCTCTATTGTCCGGAGTGCGGAGAGCAACACCTCGACGAGGCTGCGGGCGACTGGACGAACCCGCCGCACCGTTCGCACCTGTGCCACGGCTGCGGTCACATTTGGCGGCCGGCCGACGTACCGACCAATGGCGTTCTATCCGTCAGGACCATGGGCTTGAAGGACAGCCCCATCGTCGTGCGGGCCTATCATCGTCGAGAAGGGAAAGCCCCATGACCGGGAAGCTCGTCATGACGAGCGCGCAGCAGCGCATCCTCGACGCCGGCTGCGCCGTCGCGCCGGATCAGCAGCGCGGTGCGCTCGCCGATGGGCGCTCCTGGCCAGCGATCAATGCCCTGAAGCGCGCAGGCCTGGTCGCGGTCGACTACGTCGGCCACGGCGGAGGCGGGCGCGACAACATTTGGTATCGGGCGACTGCCCTCGGCCGCGCGTTCGGAAGGAAAGCCCCATGAGCAGCGATGTATCCGGCCGGCTTTGGGCGATGGGCGGTATCTGCGCGCCGGCGATGGACGGCCGCACGACGCTGAACGATGACGCCCGCGCCCTGGTCAAGGAAGCGGCCGCCAAGATCGAACAGCTCGAAAAGGCGTGCGCCATGTGGAACGCCGACTGGCGCAAGATCGTGGACGCCGTGATCGGTCCGACGCCCATGTGTCGCGACTGCGCCGACGAGGACGGGACATGCCCTGCCTCGGGCGAGCCATGCGATCCGACTGAGCAAGTGATCTGGCGCTACCGTAGGGCCTGCGAAAACTCCCGACATAGTCCCGACGCCCTGTCCGCCGATCCGACGCAAGACCTTGGCGCGATTGCAGAACTTCCCAAATCCCCGCCGGTTTTGTAAGCCGAAGGTCATCTCACGAACCGCGTTCGTGGCGTGAGAACGGATTGCGAACATTCCGGCTCGGCGCTATCTCGGCGGGATGGGCCAGCGAAACCCTGACCGCGTCTCGATCCGCCAGCGCTATGCGCGGGCGCGCGACGTGGCGGAGATGGCGAAGGCCGGCTGGGACGTGATCTCGGTCTGCCGCCAATGCGGCCTGCAGATGCAGGTCGACCTCAAGCTGATCGCCTACGTCAGCGGCCCGAGGACGAGCCTCTGGAACCGCTACGCCCGTTGCCGGCGGCTGCTCTGCGGCGGGGTGGTGGAATTCCACGCCAAGGCGCCGGGCATGGCGTGGCATGAGCGCTTGGCGTTCGACGAGAAGGAGGTCGATCGCGCGCCCGCGTGGCTGCGGAGCCAAAGAAAAAGCCCCCCGGCGTGAGCCGGAGGGCTTTTCAGATGCGGCGGTGAGGCCGGGCGGCTCAGAACTGCGGGCCGCCGGCGACGACCGCCTTGCGGATCAGGCCCGCGTGGAAGGCGTCGACGCCGCAGACCTGCGCCGCCTCGCAGAGGATCGCCGCGGCCTCGACGCTGGTATAGGGCCGATGGCGCGTGATCCAGCGCTGGCCGCCCCACTCGCCCGTTCCGTTGGTCGCGCAGAGCAGGTCATGGATCACATAGGCCTTGGCCGCGATCCCGTCCGGCGGGAAGCCGAGGCTCCATGCCAGGCGCGGGATCGAGCCGAGATCCGTGTGGAAGCCCGAGGCCAGGCCCGGAACCGTGATGCTCTCGCCGGACAGCTCCGCGCCAACGTCGTAGGACAGGAAGGGCGGCCCGGCGACATACCACTGCATGCGGCCGTCGGCGGTCGGGATCGGGCGACCGGCGGCGTCGGTCAGCTCGATCAGGCCGAGGTGGTTGGTGAAGGCGCTCACTTCGGCGGGGCGGCTGTGTCGAAGGACGTCGGTGCCACGCCGACCGCAGCGGCGGCTTGAGCGGCGGGCGCCGGCGGGGCCGGCACACCTGCGGGCGTCGCGCACCCTGAACGTTCGAGGTGGATATGGCCGCTCGGGATCGGCCCCAGCATCACGTCCAAGACGTCGGCGTGAGTGCAGTTCGGATCGGTCGCGATCTTCAAGAGCCCATCGGTGAGGGCGGAGTTGTTGCTCCCGGCGCCCAAGGTCGAGCAGGCGGACGTGTTGAGGCACGCGAGCGCCAGCGCGCCCGCGGTGAGCAGGGTCGTCTTCATGGTCAGGTCTCTCTCGGCAAAAGCCCAGGATTGGGCGAAAGGTCAGGTGTTGCCCGGTTGACGCCGGCAGGGCTCGCCCTGCGGGGCGTCGCACGCCAGGCAAGCGCCGCCAGGCCCCGCGACGCAGGCGCGGTTCACCGGCTCGACAAGGCGCAGCGCAGGCGCTCGGTCGTCGTTGGAGACGACGGCGCCGCGCGCCAGGCCCTGCAGGTCCGCGAACGGCAGGAAACGTTTCGGGCGGCGCGCTGGGCTCACGGCGACGTGAGCCCGGCTTCGCAGAGCGCGCGCTCTGTCTTGCGGCGCGTGACGAGGCCGGGAAGCACCCGGCCGGCCGCCTTCGTCCAGCGGGAAAGCTCCGCGCAGGCGCCCACTAGGTCGCCCGCGTTGAGCTTGCGGTCGAGCGTCGAGCTGCAGAAGGCCGCCGCGCCGACGTTGAAGGCGAACGAGGTGAAGGCCGCACGGCTCTTCAGGGGCAGGTCGACCTTGATGCAGGCGTCGATTTCCTGGGCGTGGCGCGCCAGGTCGGCCTGCAGTTGGGCCTTGCACTCTTCGTCCGAGTAGTGGCGGCCGAGCTCTGCGCCCGCGCCGGTGTGCCCGACGCAGCTCGTCACGATCCCGATCGGGTCGCGATAGCCGACCTTCACCCAGCCCTCGGCGGCGATCACCATGGGCGCTGCGATGGCGCAGCACGCCGCGATGATCGCCGCCTTGTTCTGCGGCTTGCCGGATGCGCCAGGCTGGACGGTCACGGCTTGACCTGGGCGACCGGGTCGGGGGAATGCGCGGCCGTCACCGCGAGCTGCTTGGCCCGCAGGCGAGTGACGAGCTGCCCCCAGATGAAGGCGATGACCACGGCCATCGGGCCGATCATCGCCGCGGCCGTGTTGTCCTGCTTGTCGCTGAACACGCCGCTATAGCCGAGCGCGCCGGCGATCGACCCGGCGGCGGTGACGCCATAGCGGATCGCAGACGCGATCTGATCGGGCGTCGGCGTGGCGTTGACGAGGATCGGCGTCGCGGGAACCGCGGGCGTCGGAGTGGCGGAGGTGTTGGTCATGGCTTTCCTCTCAGGCTTTGGTGGGGGGAACGACGCCGCGAATGAGCGTCGGGCCGTAGTCGGCGGGCGGATGCTCTTCCATCAGCCGGTCGATCCGGAGTTGCAGGCTCAGGCGGTCGCGCTCGCTCTCGTCGAGGCGGTGCTCGAAGTCGCGGATCTTGCCCTCGCAGTCGGCGTGGCGGCCCTCGCAGGCGTCGACCTTCTCTTCGAGCTCGTTGCAGCGGCCGCGAACGAAGGTGAGTTGGTTGCGGTAGTCCTCGAGCAGCTTCTTCGCGGCGTCGCTGAGCGCCGCGGCGAACTCCGCGTTGGAGGTGATCAGGGCGGCCGGCTCCTTCGCCCTGCCGACGATCTTCGCCCGCCAGGCGTCGAAGCCGGCCTTGAGCAGGCCGCCCAGCCCCATCGCCGAGGCAAGCGCCGCCGCCTCCTGAACCCAGGTCTGCACCATTCGGCCCCCTCAACAGGTCGGACAGTCGCGAACGCGGTTCGCGGGTTACTTCAGGTCGGCCTGGGCTTTGGCGATCTTGCCCTGCAGCGTCGTGACCTGCGCCTGCGCGGTGGCGAGCTGCTTCTGAAGGTTGGAAACGGACGCCGTAGAGGCCTGCAAGGCCGCGAGCTGAGCCTGGGTAGCGGCGAGTTGCGTTGAGGCGGCCTGCGCGGCGCTCTGGGCCGTCGCTGCGGCCGTCTGAGCGGCCAAGAGCTTCGCGGCGTTGTCGTTGGCCGCCGCAGTCAGGCTGGCGACCTGGGCGGTGAGCGTGGCGATCGTCGCGTCGCGCGGGTCGACGGCCGGCGGGGTGACGACGGGCGGCGGGACCGAGCCGCCCTTGGCCGCGATCCAGGCGTTCATCGCAGAGTAGTCGCCAGGCGGGGCTGCGGGGATGACGGTGTTCCGCAGCTCGACGTAGCCGGGGTTCGGCAGGCCTCCGTCAAGCACCTGGCCGATGCCCTGGAAGGCGTTGTCGTGCACCGTGACGTTGACGCTCTGGCCGCGGGTGATCATCCGCGTCGAGCAAGGCTGGCCGGCGCAGTCGTCGGTCCACCCCTGCGCGAAGTTGAAGCCGACGTCGGCCGGGCCGCTGGTCGAGAGCGAGATCGCGTTGAACATGGTGCCCGAGAGGGCGTTGCCGGTGATCGTCGCGTTCTTCGTCGCCTCCAGGAAGATGCCCTGGATAACCTGGCCGGTTGGGCCGCGGCGGATGTCGTTGTCCTTGATCGTGATGTCGGACTGGATGGCGCCGGCGACGGTGCAGAAGCCCTGGATCGCGTCCGGGTGGTCGCCTACGCCGGGGTGGAAGTTGATGAAGCTGTTGCCGACGACCTGAACCTGCTGGTTGCAGGCGACGAGGATGCCGTCCGTCGCGACGTCGTGAAGGCGGTTTCCCGAGACGAGGACATTGGTCGATTGCAGGATGCCGACGCCGGCTCCGACGTGGTGGATGTCGGCGTTCTTGATGGTGATGCTGTCGCTGTCGCGGACGAAGAAGCCGGACCCGGCCAAGGTGGTGTTGTCGGCCTGATGCACCGATAGACCGTCGAAGGTGATGTTGCTGGCGCCGCTCTGGGCCGTGGCGCCGTACTGCTGGGCCAGCGCCATCCCGACATCGAAGCCCCGGATCGTCAGGTTCGCAGCCGCGTCGGCCGAGATGCCGGTGACCGTCACCTTAGCACCCGGGACCGGCTGGACGGTCACGACGCCAGCAGGCTTCAGCGAGTAAAGGCTGAGCGCCCCATAGCTCCCCGCGGCGATCTGCACGACATCGCCGGGCTGCGCGACCTTCACGGCGGCATAGGCCGCGTCTGTCGAGGCGACGTTGATCGTCGCGGCCCAGACTGGAGACGCGCACAGCAGAAGGCACGCCGCGAGGGCGTGGATGAAGCGATGCATGGGGTGATCCTTCAGGAGGCGACGCGGGAGGCGCGTCAGGCGGTCAGTGGTTGTCGCAGAGGGTGGCCGGCCGCAGCGGCGGCCCAAAGTCGTAGATGGTGAGGGCCTTGCCCGCTAAGGCGTTCGGGAACCGGGCGACGGGCTGCGCGAACAAGACCTCATCGGAAATCACGTATTGTGCGCCGGAAGCCCGGATGCGCGCCTCGGCGCTACCCTTGCCCTGAGGATCGTAGTTCCAGCGGGTGAACCGCTCGGCGCAGCCCTTCTGGGTGTTGATTATAGGTCGATCCAAGAGCGCGGCGAGCGGTACGCCGTAGTTACCCGGCCAAGCGCCCAATGCGTCGCCCTCAACGTGGCGCTCCCTCACCCAGTGGGCGATTTCAGGATGCCTCGTGAAGGGCTTCACCAGCGCCGAGCCTGCCGCCGAGACGCCAGAAAAGGCCAGGACGACCAGCCAGACCACGAACAGTCTCGGCAAGGGTTGCTGCGGCTCGCGGTCCGCCTCCATCCACGCTGCGGCGATGAGGAAGATCGCCAGCGCCCCGACGTGCCGGACCCAGATCGGATAGACCGCGACACCGATGATCCAGAGCGCGCCGAACAGCCCGAGGAAGGCCAGGCGTGCCGGCCAGGTCCGAAGCATCAGCGGGCCAGCGATAAGCGCGACCAGCGTGACGAACAGCGACCAAGGGAACGGCGCAAGGTGTCCCCACCCGATTGGCGGTAGCGGCAGATCGGGCAGGATCAGGCCGGAGATCCGATGGAAGTTGATGATCAGCTTGATGGAGAGCGGCGCCAGCATCGGCGAGGCCAGGTGGAGATCGGCGGGGCTCGGGTAGACCGTGGCGACGGCGAGAACGCATCCTGCGGCGAAGATCGCGGCGCCAGGGTAGCTTCGGCGCTCAAGGAACATCAGCCCGCCCACGAAGGCTGCGGCGACAGTGAAATGGACGGCCACGTTGGCGGCCAAGGCCAGCAACGCCCATCCCCAGATCGAACGACGCCATGCGACGGCGGCCAGGATCAGGAGCCCGGCCAGGCCGTAGCTCCGTGAGATGACGCCATACTCGAACAGGACGTAGTAGTTCAGCGATAGGAGCAGCTTGGCCCAACTCGGTAACGGACTGCGCAGCCAGATCAGCGCCCAAAGTCCCGCCGCCACCAAGGACTCTGCCAATGGAAGCGTCAGCGGCCGTCCGCCGTCCAAGCGGTCGATCATGCCGAGCAACAGGTACCAAAGCGCCGGGTGGCCTTCGTAGCGCAGGTTCGTGTGCAGCTCGGCCCACGGCGCGCGGGCGATCAGCAGCGCCTGCGCCTCGTCGAACCAAGCGGCGTGGGCGAAGATAAGCCAGGTCTGAAGGCTCGCGACGATGGCGAAGGCGACCCAGGCCCAAGGCTCAACTCTACGCGCCGCAACTGTCGCCGACATGCCGCTCCCCCGCGCGGAGCTTGCCACACGTCATCGCGGCACGCAAAATGCAGCGTGGCGCTGGGGGAAGCGGTCGAATGTCGCGAACGAAGCTCTACGAACTCGCCGGATGGGCGGCCTGGGCCGCGTTCTTTGCGGCCCTGATCTGGATCGCCTGGATTGGCTCAGGCGCGCCGCACTAAGGCGCCCATTCGAACTGGATCGAGGCGCTGTCGGCGCCGTTGGTTGTGCTGCCAATGAGGTTTAGCGCACCGCCGGTGTTCTGACCCCACTCGACCTCGAAATAGTCCGTGGCGGCCACCACGATCCAGTTCGACGTGAACGAGGCGCGGGTGCTGTCCGCCAAGCTGGCCGGGATATGTATGCCGTTGAAGAAGTTGCCGTTCTTATAAATGTTCAGCCAGCGATAGCTCGTTGAGGCGCTCTGCGCCCACGACATCTTCGACGTGATGCGAACCTTGGTGTAGCCGCTCGGCGTGGTGAAGCGGGTCGCCGCACCGGACGACCACGCCGTCACGTCATCGCGGATGATGTCGCCGGCGGCCCACGACTTCTTCGCGAAGACGCCGGAGCCGATCGAGAAGTTCGACTGCAGCTGCGCGATGGTGACGCCGGAGCCGGTGCTTCCCCCGCCGCCGCCGATGACGTTCAGCGTGCCGCTTGAAAAGCTGAGCTGAGTTCCGATGCTCACCGGCGCCCAGGTGCTGGCCGCCGAGCGGTAATAGATCGTGTTCGTGCCGGAAAGCGCGGCGAGAGCGTCGAGGTCAGCGTCCCACGCCTGCACATTGGTCCCGATCACGGTCCCCAACACGGTCCGCGCTTGCGATGCGGTAAGGGCCACAGGCGCCGCCGAGCCGCCGGTATTGTTCCCGAGGATCGTCTGATCGGCGACGTTCGCAATCTTGGCGAGGGTGACGGCGCTATTGTTGATTGCTGCGGTTGTGACCTTGTTGGCGCCGATCGCCGTGACGCCCGAGCCGGAGGTCGTCACGTCGCCCGAGAGGTTGCCAACTGTGATGTCGGCAGAACCGTTGCCAAACACCAACTGGCCAGATGTCAGCGACCCCGCGGTGTGGGTGACGGTGCCCGATCCCGTGCTCGACGTCCCGCAGGTGATCCCGGTTCCGGAGACGTAGTTCAGGTGGTTGCCGCCGGTGTCCGAGCAGCTCGGCATGGCGTTCGCCGCGACGTCGGCGGTCGAGCCCGTCCAGTTGCCGAGCATGGTGTTCGCGCCGATCTGCGCGATGTCGCCGAGCGTGACCTTGTGGGCGCCGATTGTCGTCGCGCAGGAGCCTGCGGACGTCGTGAGGTCGCCGGTCAGCGCCGGGAACCGGCCACAGCCCAATGTCCCCGTCAGGTTCGCCGCGTCGGTCCCGGTGGCGAAGTAGCCGAAGCTGACGCCGCTCGTCTTCGTGCAGGTGAACGCCAGGATCGAGGCGCTGCAATCGCCGCTGACATTGGACCCGCCAAAGGCGCCTGCGTTGTTGTACTGGATCTGCCCGCTCGACCCCCCCGGCGAGCCGCCGGCGCTGAGAGGACCGACCGTCGACCCGGCGATCCGCACGAACATGCCGGCGCTGGTACACCAGACGTCGCCGTTCACCGGCGATGTGGGAGCCGTCCCCTGCGGGCAGTTGGCGCTGGCGTTGGCCGTGCTGGCGGTCGGCAACTGCAGGGTGTTCGTGCCGCCGATCTGGATCTGTTGGCCCGTCGCTGGGTTGATCCCGATCGCCTTGATGTCTGCGCCGCGAACGGGGTTCGCGAAGAGGCATAGCGCCGCCAGGCCGAGAAACAGGCGCCTAAGCATTGAGGGTCCCCGCTTTTGGATCGAAGAGAAGGCTGGTGGCGTCCAGCGCCTTGCCGACTTCCTGCCCCCACGTCCCGGCCGCGCTCGGCCGCGCGAGGGTGATTTGCCCCGGCGTAGTGTCGAGGAAGTAGATCTCTCCGGGGCTCAGCCCGCTACGCGCCGTATCGACCGAACCGGCCAGGGAAACCTTGACGAGCGCCCCGATGGCCGCGCCGACGAGGACGAAGCCATCGGGCTGGCGGCTATCGTCGGTCGCATCGGCGAGCCGGACCTTGGTCACGCCGCTGTCGATCCAGAAACTCACCAGATCGCCGTCGGCCAGCGTCTCGGTCGCGACATAAGTCACCGTCTGGCCGGGATTTTGCGGCAAGGCTGTGGTGGTGAGGTTGACGCCGGCTGTGGGCAACGACGGGCCGACGATGTTCTCGGCTTCGATGAAGTAGGTGTAGCCGGCGGAAACGGCGAGGCCGACTTCGCCCCAGCTTGTCCCGGTCGCGGTATCGATCAGGCTCGCGGCGCCGAACAGGGCGCCCGTCCCATCCGCGCGATAGATGTTGTAGTGCGTGACGTCCTCACGAACGGGGTTCGCGGACCAATCGAGGCTTGCTGATCCGTTGCCGGGCGTCGCGACGAGCCCCAGAGGGGTCGAGGGAACCGCAGTCGGCGTGGCGGGCGGGGTGTTGGTCGGAACCGAGCCCGAGCCGCCGGGGCCGCGCGACGAATAGACCGCGCTCTCATCGGAGACCAACTCGACCGCGATCACGCCGTTTGCACCTCGGGTGCGTCGCACCACGCGCTGGGCACGGATACCGACGGGCGTTTCCACGCCATAGACGACGCCGGGCTCGATACTCAGCCACTTGTCCGACAGCGCGAAGGCGTTGCTGGTCTTGCCGGTCCACGGCTCCCAAAGAAGGGCCTGCGCCATGGCGCGGCCCTCGTCCGCTGACAGGGTCAGAAGGTACTCGTTGGCGACATTGGACTGGGCGTCACCCAAGGTCCGGCGCGCCATCTGCGTATTGGGCTGATAGTCCCGCTCCGGATCGCGGAACGTCACCGCAACCTGCTGTGGAAGGCCGACGTCGGGGCCATGGCTCAGCGAGTACGGCTCCGGCCTTGCTTCCGTTGGGCTATGCGCGCCCATATCGCTGATCGGTATGATCGAGCGCATGTTGTGGCCGCGTCGATAGAAGCGGATCTGACCGGCCACCTCGCCGACGTCGACGCCATAGGCCGGCATGAGCGGCTTCAAGGCATCCCAGCAGTTCGTTGCCTGCAATATGGCGAAGCCTTTGATCGGGATGCTGGAGAGCTCACTGGTGGAAAGGTTATGCTCAGCGTCTATGCCGGCTGCGCGACAGACGACGTTGGCGACGTCAGCGAGCGACTGGTCGGTCTTCGCGCGGACCAGGAACTCCAATTGCGGGATCGAATTGCCAAATTCCTGGGTGAGCTGCAGATCCTCGATCACGACATAGGCTGAGCCACGGAAGGCTTCGCCGTCGATCAGGCCCTTGGCGGTGAGGACCGGATCGGCGGTCTGAGTGAAGTCGCCGTTATGAATGGTGATCGATTTCCAGAGCTTCGTCGGCCCCGGCGAGCCGTCGTAGATTTTCTTCCCGTTCGCCCAGATCTCGTCGACGTCCTCGATCGGCCCATCGAACGTCCGATCGGCGATCAGGCACGCCAAGGTGACGTGATAGGTGTAGGTCTTCGGCGCAGGGACCAGCAGGCCCAGCAGACCGCCGAGAAGGAAGTCGACGGTGTCGTTGTCCTGTTCATTGGCGACCTCGATCAGCGGCGTCGCCGCAATGACCACGGCGCCGACGCGTGTCGCGCCGCCGAACAAGCGGTTCATCGGGACGCCATAGTCGCCCTGCAGACCATTTAGGTCGGTCAGGCGCGGACCGTCGGGCGCCGTGAGCCTGCTGGACCAATAGGAAAGCGTGACCTCTAAGGCCAGCTGGATGAGTAGGTTCAAGACCATCAGGTGCGCGCCGTCGGCGTCTTCTTGAGAGCGTCCTGGCCGGGTAGTTTGTCGAAGCCGCCGTAGTTGACGACGTTCGCCCAAGCCGTGCAGCCCTTCGTGCCGCCGTCCGCCGCCTTGTTGAGGGTGCAGCCGGGCGTCATCGAATAGGTGTCCCCGATCATGATGGGGCTCGCCAGACCGGGCCAGAGCGCGAACACGCCGCCAGCCGCGTGCGAGCGGATCTCGGCCGTGATCCCGTTGTTGTCGCCGCTGGTGAAGGTCACCAGGCCATAGGTGAAGTACCCCGGCGCCTCGCCGCGGTCTGTGTCCGTGAAGGCGCGGGCCGAGCCGGCGGAGGAAACTGTCCCGGTGACGGTCAGTGGCCCAAGGTCGATCCCGCATTCGGCGGAGCCGAACACCCACCTGCAGCCAGGCTGCACCGTCTGGATCAGGGGCGTCTGCGAAAACCGCGAACCATCCCCAAGCGCCTCGACGCTGAAGCCCGCCGGACCGTGCGTCACCTTGCCGAAGCGGCCCTTGAGCAGCATTCGCGGCGGTTTCTCGCCCTGCCATGGCACGAGCCAAGCCTCTAGGTCGGCCCCGTCGAACCGACCTCCGAAGAGATCGGCTTCGGTGATCGAGTTCGTCCGGATCAGGCCCGCGACGTCCATGTTGGCGATCGAGCCGACATCATTGGCGCTCTCCGAGGCCGTAGGGAGCAACCCTCCGCAAGCGGAATAGGTGTGGCCGAGCCAGACCATGTCCCGGTCGAGCGAGGTGAACCGATATGTCACCCCGTCCTTGCGCGTGATCGTCCAGACCTGGGCGTCCTGCGTCGTGCAGGGCATGGCCTTATAGAGAAACTCCACGCCCGCCTGACTGATCGTAATGCCGGGCTCAACGCGCAGCAGGAACTCCACGCCCGCCTGCGAGACCTTGGCCCCAGGCAAGACGCGGAAGAGGTACTCCGTCCCCGCCTGACTGACCCGCAGTTCTGTCATCGGCCTAGACGGTGCGTTCGACGATTTCGTGCGCGGCGCTGAGGCTCGCTAGCGCCCAAGGCGCGCTGACGTCGGGGTCTTGCGGGACGTTGCTGTCGTAATAGGCCGGAGCCGTGGTGATCGGCTGCGCCGTGACCGTTCCGGCGGAACCGCCGGAGCGGATATTCGGCGCCACGAGGCAACTTCCCGCGTCGTCCTTCCACGCCCTGATGAACGGCCGGGCGGTCAGGATCTCCGTCAGGTTCGCCGGCGGCGCGGCCAAGGCGAAATCGGACCTCGCGGCGGTCGCCGTAGTCGTAATGTAACTGGCGTCGACGGGCGGGATTTCATTGATCAGGCTGTAACCCGTCGCACCCGACGACAGGGCGAAGTCGGCTTGAGCGGTGTCGGCGTCGACCATGATCAAACCGCACTTGGCGTCGCCGACGAACGTGTTGCAGCCGGAGCCGTCGTCCGTCGTGTCGTTGGCGTAGCAATCGGCGAAGTCGATTACATCAGTCGTCTCGGTCAGGTCGAGCTGCCCGATCGCCCATTGGCTCGCCTCCGCGTTCGCCGTTTTCTGGGTGTCCACCCCGGTCCGGTTCAGCCGCGTGACCTCATCCACCCGGACCTCGAAGGCGCCGGCGTTGCCGATAAGGGCGTAGATTTCGACACTGTGATAACCGCCGGTCCCGATCACCGGGATGGAGCGGTCGAGCAGCGTGCCGTGGAAAATGTCCGCCGGCGTCAACGTGCCGTCCTGATAGACCACGATCGCGCCATCGGTCCCAAGGAAGAAGGAGAGCTGATTTTCGTTCGCCTGATCCCGCAATTGGGCGAGGAATACGCCACCGGGAGACGCCCCGGACGCCGGATCGGGCTCACTCACCGGCAGGGCCGCGCAGTTGACGGCCAGGGCCACGAAGACCTCGGTCAGTTGTGCGCCGAAGACCCGCCTGGCCTCGGTGTGGAAGATCGAGACCCCTAGGCGCAACGAATAGGCGCCGGTGCGAGGGTTCGCGGTCGAGAGGGTGAAGTGTGTATCGACCTGCGCCCACGCCTGATTGGCCGCGCCGTTCAGCATGAACGCCTTGTTGCCACCATAGCGACCGAACCCGTCCAGCCAGAGGTTCATCAGCAGGGCCTCACTTCAAAGAGGTTCAGGTCGGAAGCGCCACCCGCTTGATAAGCGCGCAGAATGCCGGCGAAGGTGTCGTCGGCCTCGTAGCGGACCTCCACATCGAAGAGGCCGCCCCAGGTCAGAGCATGGCCGAGGCCGGGCGCGACATCGAAGGTCACCGCGCCGCCGGGGCGGCTCAGGTCATAGTCCGCGGCGCTGACAAGCGCGCCCGCGTCCGCGACCAAAAGCGTATCGACGACTGGCAGGGTGATCGGGCGGACGTGGTTGTGCCCCCCGAGGCTGTACACCTTCGCCAAATTGAACGTTCGGGTGAAGCCGTCGCCCGTCCCGAGCGGCTGATCGAGCATTGAGACGCGGGCGACCACGGAGGTCTCGGCCTCGTTGGCGACAAGCAGATCGATCGAGGCGAAGTCGAGCGGATCGCGCCAAGGGAAAGTGCTGAAAGGCCCGTCCATGATCAGCCAATGGCGTTTCAGCGCCTCGATCACCGGCCAGGCGCGGGCGATGGCTTCGGGAAGCACGAATTGGCGCAGCGGACTTGACCAGTTCTTGTTGCGCTGCTCGGCGCCGCCAGCGTTGGCGACAATGCTGGTGCTGGTCCGCGGCGACGAAACGCAGGGGTAACCTGGGATGGCGGACGGCAGATAGGCGTCGATAAAGCTGCTCATACGATCGCCAGCCCGCGCTTGGTCGCGCTCGCGATCTGCCGCGCACTCTTCCTGAAGCTGTCGGCGTCTGGAGTGATGATGTGTTGGATCACCGTCATGGGGCCTCCGCCGCGAACCGCGTTCGCGGCGGCCTGCTGCTCCGGCGTCTCGATGCTGATGCGCTCGCCGCGCGAGGCGCGGAGTTGGACGAGGTTGCGGTCGATCCCGCTCATGCCGCCGACGATGAAAGACCCGCCGCCCGCGAAGCCGGGCACGCCCCCGCTCGCGAGATTGGCCTCGAAGTCGGTCGATCCGGAGAGGGACGAGCCGAGCGACGATCCGGAGCCGCCGCCGAAGATGCTGGAGATGAAATTGCCGATCCCACCGCCGCCGAACCCACCAGACGTCCCGCCGCCGCCGCCGCCGCCACCACCCCCGAAGAGCTGGTGGGCGAGTGGCGTGATGATGTTTTCCTTGATCGAGATATCGATGAGGCTGGCCAGGATTGTCGCCGCCACGTGCTTGAAAGCGTCGCCCAGGCTCTCCGTGCCCTCGATCGCTTGGTCGAGCTGATCGTTGAGATCCTTGAGGGCGTTGACGGCGGCCGTCTCAAATCCCTCGGCCGAGGTATCGTGATCGAGACTGCGGAGGTAGCTCGCGCCAGGCCCTTCGGTGTTACGAAGGACCTGCTGCTGCCGAAGGCCTTTGGTGGCCCGAAGCTGATCGAGTTTGGCCTGGGCGATCTGCTTGTCGACGTCCGACGACAGCCTGCTGTCGATCACCGCTTGCAGCTCGAGTGCCTGCATCTGATCGGCGAGGTCGAGCCGCTTCAGTTCGATGTCGCGGCGCTGGCTGGCCGTGGTCGCCAGGCTGTCCTGCAAGGCGAGGATCTGGTCTTGGCCCTGCAGCGCGGTTTCACTGCTCTTCAGGGCCTGCCGCGCAAGCGCATCCGCCTTTTGGCGATCGATCAACTCGTCCTTGGCGACGGTGATCTTGTCGACCTCGACCTTTCCGAGTTCGAGTTCGGCCGTGAGCCGGCGCTTGGTCGCGTCCGGTAAGCCCTTGTCTTTGGCGATATCCGCAATCTGCTTGTCCAGGCGCGCCTTCTGCTGCGCGGCCTCGGCGTCGGCGATCTGCTTCTCGACAACCGCGCGGGTCTCGACATTGGTGAGCAGGGCCGCCATCGCCTGCAGCAGTTGACGGTCGAGCCCGTCGAGCGTCGCAGCGACCTGATCGGTCTTCTGAGCTGTGTCGTCGGTCGGACCCTTCTTGGCCTTCTTCGGCTTGTCGAAGGTGAGTTGCTCGCCTTTGCCCTGCCGCGAGAGCGCCAGGCTGCGGATCTGGTTGCGGATCACCTCCGGATCGTCGGGGTCCTGATAAGTGGCCGCTCGCCCGCGCTCCGCGAGCGCGTGATATCCGGCGGCCGCGCCCCGGCCCACGTCGATCACCGGACCGAAGCCCAACGCCCGCGCGGTCGTTTCAGCCAGGCCGCTGGCGTCGATCTTGATATCCGGCAGATGCGGGATCTTGGAGATCAAGCTTTCCAGGCCGCGGATCGCATCCGGGATTGAACCGATCAGATCGGCGAGACCCTTGACGCAGCGCTCAATGAACTCGGCGACCTTTTCGATGGCCGGCGCGGCGTCGATGAACGATTGACGGAAGTGCTGGCCAATCAGGTAACTCAGCGCCTCGACCTTGTCGTTCATCTCGGCCGCCCGCCGGATGTCTTCGGCGCCGATCACGCCCCCGACCGCTTGGGCTTCGCGCATCTTGGCGACGAAGGCGTCGATCGCCGGCGCACCTTGCTGGATCAGCGGCAGGAAGCCGTCGAGACCGAAGGCCTTGGCAGCCGCCGAGCGCGACTGCGCGTCGCGCAAGGTGGCGATCTTCTCCATCACCAGTTGAAGCTTCTCGACCGGGTCGACGGTGGCGTTGACCTCGTCGCGTGAAAGCTTGATCGCCGCGGCCCATTTGTTGATCCGGCCGGCCGCGGTGTTCGTCTCGAACTTGCCGATCAACTGGTTGAAGTTCGCGAGGGTTTCTCGCCCCTTATCCACGCCGAGCGAGGACGCGACAGCGGCATAATCCAGCTTCTGCAGGCTGTCCGTCGTGACGCCCAGACCATCGGCGGTCTTCTGCAGAGTGTCGGCCCACTCCATCGCCTTGTGGGCCTGCTCGGCGCCGATCCCCAACGCCACCAGACCGGCGGCGGCCGCGAAGCCGGCGACGCCCAACGCCTCGACGGCGCTCCCGAAGATCGGAACCTTGGCGGTCCCTTCCTCGATCACCGCCAGGCGCGAACGGTCAAAAACGTTGTTCAGCGCTCGGCCGGCGCTGGCGCCTTCAGCGGCCTTTTCGGCGGCGGCAAGCCCGTTAACGGCGGCCTCGGCTTGGACGAGGGCCTTCGTTCCGACGAGGCCCACGCCTTGCAACTTGTTGAGCTGACCCTGCAGCGCCAGCGCTTCGGTAAGTTGGGCGACCTGCCCCCTCGATCCTGCCGCCTTGGCGATCGCTAACTGCGTCTCGATCTGCAGCGTGGCGGCCTTTTGAACGGCCTGCTGCAGGACGAGCTGCTCCCGCAGGGCCTTGGCCTCGGCCGTGTTGCCAGCCGCTTGGGCGGCCGTGAGCTTGTCCTGCGTCGCCGCGGTCTGGGCGAGCATGTCTCGGAAGCCCTTGGCGTCGACCGTGCCATAAGTCTTCTCGATCTCGGCCATCGCCTCCTTTGTCTTCAGCACCATCTTGGCGCCGCCATCAGAAACGACGCCGACCGCACTGTTCATTTGCTTCTGCAGGTCTCGGAGCTGAACCCCGAATTGCAGCAGCAAAGCCTCTTGGTCTGTCGCGGGCATGCGTGGTCAGGCTCCGGAGGTCTCGGTCGGGAAAAGGGCCTTGATGGTCCTCCGCGACGCGCTCTTCAGGCGTTGCGACATGGCCTTCCGGCGAGCTCGGAAGGTCTGAAAGAAGAACGGGCGCGGTCCGACATGGTCGCCGTCGCGGCTCAGGTGGCCGAACTCGACGCCGCGGGCATAATCGTATTCGCCCTTGGCACCGCCGCTCTGCAGCGCCTTCGCGAAGTCCGCGTCCTTCACGCCCCTTCGCACCTTCACCGTCGTGGCTCGACCGCCCGCCGCGACCCGCCTGATCAGCGGATCTTCTGACGGCTCGACGCGCACCGTGCCGCGCAGCGTTCCCGTGCGCTCGGGTACGACGCGGCGGATGGCGTCAGCGAGTTCCTTGGCCTCCGCGTCGAGTTGGGCGCGGCAGGTCTCCTGCAGCTTCTCCGGCAACGCTCGCATCGCGGCGAGCTTCTTTTCGAGCCCGAGGAGCTTGGCGTCGGCCATGCGAGGTCTCCCTTACAAGGGCGCCGCCGCCCAATGCCGCCCATTGACGGGCGACGGAGAGCATCTGGTCGCCAGTCATCGGCTCGCGCGAGGAGGCTTTGTCGCCGCGGAAATCGGCCAGCGATGGCATCTTCTTCGGCGAGTTGACCGCGTAGGCGGTCAGCGCCGCTGTGTGCCAGGTGTGCCAGGCTTCGGTCTTGAAGGCGGCTTCGGCCGCCCGCGACTTTGCCTCGAACCAGACCGACAAGAGCCGGGGCGTCTGACGCCAATAGGCGTCAGGCTCGCCGCCGAGCTCTATCCATCGGTCAAAGAGTTCGAGCCAGTCCCACGGGCGGCCTTGCGAGGGCGCGCGGTGACGACCTTCGGCTCGGGGAAGGCCAGCTTCAGCGCGCGGATCATGTCCTCGGTCGCCTTCTGGATGCCGCGGGCCTGTAACAAGGCCCCGGCATCCTCAAGCGACAGATCATGGTGTTCCTTCAAGCCCGCCCAGAGCATGCCGCGCAGCGCCGACATGTCTCCGCGTGCGCCCAAGGCCGCGCTGATCTCGTGGGTCTTCCGGCCGAGCAGCGCCTCGGCCATGCAGAGCGCGTTCACGCCGAGGTGCAGAGTGTAGCGCTGCCCACCCTGCACGAACTCCACCTCACCGCGTAGGGGATTGGCCATCGACTATCAGGCGCGGGCGACGGAGCCCGTGACCTTGCCGGTCACCGTGGCGGTCATCTTGTCCTTCACCGGCATGGCAGGCGCATAGCCGGTCATCAGGACGTCGAAGCTCCACACCTGGGCGCCGGGCATGGTGATCTTGGCGGCATGAGCCTGCCGCGTGGCCTTCGCGGCCAGGATGCGAGTTTCTGAGGCGCTTCCGGGCAAGAAGTTCATCTCGAACGAGCACTCGCCCGGATCGGTCATGCCCATGATGAACTCCATGTAGCCGTCCGGGCTATCGGTGTTCGTGGCGTCGAGCGTGTCGGTCTTCTCGTTCGGCGGCGTGATGCTGGTGACCTCCGCGATCCGCAGGAAGGTGCCGGCGCCCGGCGCGGTTTCCAGCTCGAAAAACATGCCGTAGCCAATGGCGGCGTCAGTCATAGCGACAGTTCCTTTTCAGTCAGGGGGCCGGGAACCAGACGTCGAAGAAGACGACGGTTCGGTGGATGCGCTCCGGGGCTTCGCCCTCGAAGTGGTCTTGCTCGGAATTCACGAAGGCGCCTTGCAGCGCGCCCGCCGAGCTGACGCGATTGACGCCGCCCGCCCAGGCTTTCACCGCGGCGGCCAGGTCGTCGGCTTCCGCGGGACTGGAAGCCCAGCAATCGGCCTGGACGGCCGCGCCGTCGAGGCCATCAGGACCGTCGGTCGTGACGCCCTGCGCGCCGCCGACGCGAAAGAGGGTAACCGCTGGCAACGGCGAGCCGCGAAGCCGCTCACCCCAGCCGACGCGATCGCTAGCCTTCGCCCGCACGCCGTCGTGCGCGAGCATGGAAGTGAGGACAGCTTCCTTCATTGCGCCGACGGGTCCGGGGTTTCGGCGCGCGCATGGCCGGTGAGCCACCAGCCTTTGCGGCGATCGATCTCGCTGACGGCGACGAGGTTGTACTCGCGGCCGTCGTCGCCGATCACCCGCCAGGTTTCATCGATGTCGGCGACGGCCGGGTCCCAGCGGATTTCGAACTTCTCAACCCGCACCGCGCCGACCTCTGCGGCACGGACACGCTCGGCGCTGGACACATAGACGCGCCCCGCCGGATGCGGGTAGGGCGTCGCGTCATCGAACGTGGTCGAGGGAGCACCCAGCCTGTCCTTGTCCTGAACCGGCCTCAGCAGCCTGATCTTCCGGTCCAACGCGCCCGCCCGCATCGGCTTAGCGCACAGTCCTGCGCCGCGTGCGGACGCGTTGGGGGCGCGCGACAGTCTCGGCCCCGCCTTCTTCCGCGAGCGGCTCCAATGCACCCGCCGCTTCGGCCTCGGCCTCTAAGTCAGGCGGACATTCGGTCTGAGGCGCGAAATGGCGAGTAACGCCGGGCTCGCTCGTGGGCTGACGCCACAGCTTCGCGAACAGTCGGGACATTGGGCTCAAGCCCCTTTCGGTCTGGAATGTCGGGGGAGCGCCGCGCGGGCTAGAGGGCGACGCCGGCGGCGAGTACGAAGTTGAGCTTCAACACCGTGGTCGAGGTCGCGATCCCGACGGCCTGCGGATAGTCGCCGGTCGTATTGTCCGCGACAGGGCGGATGCCTCCCGCGGTCCCCGAGAGGTAGTAGACCGTCCCGGCGGTCAGCGTCGCGCCGATGGTGATCGACCCGCTCCGCTGCACGACAACCGGCTGACCGGCGGCGGCGCCGTTGGTGACGACCCCCGAAGCGACCCTGACCTCGGCCGTCGCGGAGTTGCAGTCGGCCTTGTACCACTTGCCGTCAGCCGCCTTTTTGTAGACGAGCTGACCAGCCGTGACCGCCTCGCCCGCAACGCCGGTTTGCAGAACGGCGTCGGTGGCCGGCAGGACACTGGCTGCGGTGACGGAAAGATCCGTCGCATGCGCCACCAAGGGCAGGGTGCTGAGCAACAGGCCAGCCGCGCAGGCGATCAAGGTACGGAAGAAGCGCATGGAAAAGGTTCCTTCTGCTGAAAGCGTCGCGAACCGCGTTCGCGAGGGTTGGTTGGTTCAGAGCGAGGCAGGCCTCAGGCGAACCACGACCGGTAGGGCGAAAGCAGCATCTCTACGGCCATGCTCATCGGGATCTTGGCGACCCGCCCTGTGTCTGTCGTTTCGCGGTTCTGATAGATGTCGCCAACCATCAGCAGGATGGCGGCGACGATCGCGGCGGGGATCGCTTCCTCGCCAGCGACATAGGTGATGCGCACGCATCCGCGCTGCTCGCTGGTGGCCGGGAAGGATGCGCCTGCGGTCAGTAAGAGGCCCTGCGCCTGCAACGTATAGAGGTCAGGGCCAAGCACCTGCTCGATGCCCTGTGGATCGTCGTAGGCAACGCTCTCGATCGAGGCGATCGGTGGATAGGGCAGTGGAATGAAGCCCTGGCGCCTTGAGCTGTGACGATGCCGTTCGTCACGGCGCCACGTCTCGAAGCCGTCCATCTCGGCAAGCAGGGTCTGACGCCCGAGGGCGCGGCCCAGCCATCCGCCGGGACCGTCTAGTTGCCCGGTGGCGGCGGCCACGTAGGCTAGAATGAGGTTGTCCTGATCGCCCCTAACCACATCCAGATGCGCCTTCGCCAGCGCCAGGCTGACGACGGGTACGGGGGGCGTGACGACCAGGACGTCCATCGGATCAGTCGACGAGGATGTGGAAGACGCCGACCTTGGCGTTGCCGCCAGCGGCCAGAACGATCTTCACGCGGTCGTTGGAGACCGCGACCTTGTCCTGCACTGCCGTCCCGGCCGCCGCATAGAGCGCGGCGACGCCGGCCTGACTGTGGGTCGGCGCGCGTGGATAGAACACCGCCGAGGCGTTGACATCCGCCTTGGTCAGGATGTTCTCGCCGGTCTGCTCGGAGGTGATCGCGAAATCGACGCCGTCGGTATAGGCGTTGCCGCCCGTGTCCTTGACGTAGTTGATCGAGTGGATCTTGCCGCTGATGCGGGGGCTGAAGGCGGTGACGGTACCGTCGGCCGCCGTGGTCACCGTGACCTTATATCGACGCATGGAAGTTCTCCGAGGTTGGCGGCGCTGGCGCGCCTGGGACGGCCCTCGCGGGCCTTATTTCCCGACGACGGGTCGGCGGGATGCGGGTCGGACGCCGCCCTTGAGGACGACGCCCTTGGAGGCGGTGGGCTTGGATGCGACCTTCTTCGCCTTCTTCGCGATGCGCGGCGGGGCCGAGGCCTCGATCATGCCGGCTTGTTCGAGCTGCAGGCGGTGACCCGGCTCAGGCTCGACATTGTCGCCCGGATGGACGACCTGCCCGTTGAAGCGGAACGGCTTAATCACCTTGGCCATCGGCGGCCTCCTGAAAGGATGGGGATGGGAACGACAGGTCAAAGCGGCGCGGTCTGCGCGCCGTTTGGAACTGGCCTTCCGTCGGATGGGAAAAGGGCCGCCCCGAGGGGCGGCCCAATCCTAGGTGCGCCTGCCCGGCCTAGAAGGCGCCGTAGACGAAGCTCTGCGGCCGGTAGACGGCCAGGGCGAGCCGTTCCTCCGCGCGGATGGTGACCATGTTCTTCGTGAAGTTGTCGCCGTCTTCGGTCGAGACCTGCACGTTGGCGTCTTCACGGTCGAACACCTGGGCCGCGACGTCGAAGGCGCCGACCAGGAAGTGGCCCTGCGGCATGGCGTTCGTGTCGACCACGGGCTTGCCCCAGATGGCCGGCGGGCGAAGACCGTTCGGGTCGCCGAAGATGTAGCGGCCGTTGGCGTCCTTCAGCGTCTCGATGATCGCCCAATCGATCGGGTTCAGCACCACGGCGGAGGCGCGATATTCCGCGATCCGCACCTGCAGCATGGCGCGGCGCAGCAGGTCGATCTGCTGATCGTCGTCTTGCGTCAACGCGGTGTCATAGGCCGTGGCTTGACCGATCAGGCCGGGCAGGTTCTGGCCAGTGCCGTCGCCGGTCAGCAGTTGCAGTTCTTCCTCGTACTGCAGGCCGTAGCGCAGCCGGCCGTCGATGTAGGACTGCAGCAGCGGGATGTCGGCCAGGACTTGGTTCGAGGCCTTCATCCAATGGGCGATCGTCCGCACATTGGCGTCGATGAGTTCGAGCGTCAGGTCCGACTGCGGCTTCGCGCCGCCCTCGGCGACCGGCGCGGCCATGTTCTGGAAGCCGGTTTCCTGCACGAACTGCACGACGTTCGAAGCGGTGCGCCCCTGCATCAGCAGGTTGCGGATCGTCATCGGCCGGTTGGAGGGCGTGATGATCCCCGCCAGGCGGTCCGGCGCGACGCCGTCGCCGACGGCGCCCGTGCCGGCGGTCCCGCCGGTCGTGATGTTCGCCACGGCCGCCTGCAGGCCGAAGCCCTTCAGGGCCATGCGCGCCGTGCCGCGGCGTTCGTTCGCCAGCTTCTTGAAGCTCTCGTCCTCGGCGAAGAGTTCGCCGATCGTGCGGCCCCCCTGCGCGGCCATGTCGACACGCCGCGCGGCCTTCTGCTCCATGTCGAGCAGGCGGCCGTGCAGTTCGGTGTTCTTCGCTGTCAGAGCCTCGATCTGGCCCCGGGTCTCCTCGGCGACCTTGCCGAAAGCCTTCGCCTCGTCGTTCGCCTTGGCGACGAGAGCCTTCAGCTCCTCATCGCGAGCGTTCAGCTTGGCGAGCAGTTCTTGGAATTCCTTGTCCATCTCTCGGGTCCTTCAGAAGTTGAGGCCGGCGATCAGCGCGGCCAACGACGCCTTCGCGTCAGGGGTTGGCGGTTCGTGGGTCTCGTCAGGCCCGGCGTCGCTCCGGAGCGCGCCCTTGCCGGCCGAGACGAAGTTCACGGCGAGGGCTTTGGGGAAGCCTGCTTCGCGCAGGACGTCCTCGATCTGTGCCAGGGAGGGGTTCGTCCCTGCGGCGAAGGCCCGGCGGCTGTCGGCCGTCGCGGCATAGCGCGGCCCCTCCGCGCCGAACCGCTGCAGCGTCTCGCGCAGCGTTCCGACCCGGTCGGCCATGCCGCGCTTGACGAGTTCCTGGGCGCCGAACATCCGGCCCTTGCCGAAGTTCTCGATCACGTTCGACTGCGTCGTCTTGCGGCCGAGCGCGACGGCGCGGATGAAGGCGTCCTCCGCGCGGTTGACCCGCTCCTGCAGGTAGGCGCGGGCGTCGTCCGTCAGGGGCAGGAAGCCCATGGTCTCGCCCTTGTGGACGCCCTTCTCGCCACGGATCAGGGTCGGCTTGACCCCCTCCTTCGCCATGGCTTCCGACACGTCTTCATGGACGCCATAGACGCCGACCGAACCGGCCTCGCCACTCGGCGTGCAAACGATCTCGTCGCATTGGCTCAGCAGGTAGTACGCGGCCGAGGCGACGAGCGAGTTGACCTGTCCGATGATCGGCTTGACGCCGCGGGCGTCGCGGATCTCCGTCGCCAGTTCGTCGATCCCGTAGGTCCCGCCGCCGGGGCTATCGCCGTCGAAGATGATCGCCCGGACCGTGTCGTCGGCGAGGGCCTTGCGGAACGCCTGACCGATCGCCTCGGTCGAGGTCCCGCTCTCGGAGATGTCGCCGAGCATGCTCGCGCGCTGCGAGATCACCCCATGCACCGGAATAATCGCCACACCGCCAGGCGCCGTCGCGGCTTCCCGCGCCCTTGCGTTGGAAATCCGCGCTTGCAGCTCGTCGTCGCCGAACTTCCCGCCGCGCGCCTGGAACAGCAACAGGCCGGTGATGGCCGCCAGCTTCTCCGGCTGCATGGCCCAGGGCTCGGCCGCGTAGGCCGAGAGCAAGTGCAGATAGCGCATGAGGGTCGGCTCCTAGACGGGCTCGCCAGGCGCTGGCTGGACGCCGCGCGGGGGGAGCGTTCCGAGCTTGTCGAGCGGAACGAGGTTCGATTGGACGGTCAACACCCCGGCGCCGGGGCGCGGCCCCAGGTTTTCCTTGGCGCGGATTTCGTTGCGGTCCATCCAGCCGTTCTGTCCGGCGGAGGAATAGAGCGCCGCCCGCCCTGCGCTGTCGGCGCGCAGCAGGCTTTCGATATTGTGCTCGACGTAGTAGCGGCGCCGGTCCGCCGGCGAGAGGAGTTGCTTCTCGATCGCCTGCTCGATCCGCTCGAGTTCCTGCTGCAGGCTGAAGGTCAGCCAGGCCAGCATGATCTGCTCGACGCCCGTTCCCCACATCGTCTGCCCGGCGCTGGCGTGGCCGACGAGGATCGGCGGAACGCCGAACCAACGGCAGATCTCGTCGACGTGGAAGCCCCGCGTTTCGAGAAGCTGGGCGTCCTCCGGCGTCATGCCGAGGCCCTTGAAACTCATGCCTGGATCGAGCGGCATGACCTTTCCGGCCTGTGTCGATCCGGCGAACTTCTGGAACAACGCGACGAGCTCTTCGCGCTGCTTTTCGGTGACCTTCGTCCCGGTCGCCATCTCCACGAAGCCAGCAAGTTGCAGGCCGTTGGCAAAGGTGCGGCCGGCGACCTCGTCGGCGGCGAGCGCCGTCCCGAGGGTCTGTCGGCCGTAGTGGATCGGCGACAGCCCCTGCATGCCGCCTGCCCCGAAGCCGCGAAGGTGGAAGACCTTGTCCTCGCCCCAGTCCTGCCCTCCGAGGACCGGGTCGCTGTAGCGGTAGCGGCGTTCGCCCTGGGGCGTCCGATAGACCGTCGTCAGGTCCGGGCTCATGGGCGTGATCGCGATCAGGCGCCCGCCGTTGAAATGCTTCTCGGCGTAGGCGTTGCCGCGAATGTTCTGTGCGGCAACCTCGCCCTCCCAAAACTCCATCGCCGTCTGATCCGCGTTCGGCGTGTCATGGATCAGCTCATAGAGCGGGTGATCGGTCGCGAGCCTACGCTCGCCGTCGCTGACCCGCTCGAAGACTTGCAGCGGCAGGGCGCCGATCGTCCGCGCATTCAGGCGGATGCACGCCCAGGCCGTGGCGAGTTGCAGGACGCTATCCGGCGTCACGGCCTTGTTCGCCCAGCTACCGGTCTCGAAGTGCCAGGTCGCGGGGTCGGTCAGTTTGACCCGCCGCCGGCCTGCGAAAAGTCCGTCGAACAGGCTCATGCGAACATCGCCGCCGACTTCAGGAAGCTGGTGAGGTCAACGCCGTTGGCCTCCGGATTGCGGGCCATCAGCTCGATCGCGTCGAACGCGGCCATCAAGGGGTCGATCTTCGCCTTGCCAGCAACCTGCTTGGTGATCAGCATGGCGGACCCCTTCATCTCGGTTTTCGCGTTGCCGACGCACCAGGCCATGAGGCGCTGCGAGGCAGGCCGCCAGGTGCGGTCCTTGAGCTTCCGCTCGCCGGCCAGGATCGCGCCCTGCAGCTTGTAGCCCTGAGGCACGCTGGCGAGCTGCTCGCTGGTGAGGCCACGCTCGACCAGAGCATCGACCAGGGTCGCGACGCCCGCCGCGTCGAGCCCGATCGCGCCAGCCTCCGGCAGCAAACCCGCCTCGTTGAGATCCTCGCAGATGTCGGCGACCTCGGAAAAATCTCGCACCTGCGGGACGCCGCCGTCCTCGGCCGGTGCCAGATCGAAGATGACCAAGTCACCGTCGGCCTCGAAGTCGCGAAGCACAGGCGCGATCTCCGGTCGCAGCCGTAGAACGTCGCTCTGAACCCAGGCCTTGGACCACGAAAGCCAGCGCCGCGAACCGCGTTCGCGGCCCATCACGGTCAGACCCAGCAAGTCATCCAAGCCGCCGCCGTCGATACCGACGACGCAGACCTCGCAGCGGCGTTTCAGGTCCGCGATGGTGATCTTCGCATCGGTCGCGGTCAGCCAGTAGTCGGCGCCGCGCCAGCGGTCGGCGTGCAGACCCAGGCCGATTTCGACGTTCAGGTGCTTGGCGAGGAAGGCCTGCTTCTCGCCGCCGCGGGCATTCAGCACCTTGGTCAGCTCGTCGAGCAGCCACTCGGCGTCGACTGACCGGCCCAGGTTGGGGTTGGTGAGGTAGAAATTCGCCGGGTCGAGGTAGGCCTCGGCCGCCACCATGGCCTCGGGGAACTCGAAGATTATAGGCAGGCTCTTGGGATCGACGATCCGCCCGTCGCGGACCGAGCGGAAGTAGTCGAGTTTCGCCCTGAATACGCCGGCTGGCCCGTCGTCGGACTGCGTCGAGAGGAAGATCACGAAGCCCTCGGGCCGCGATACAAGTCCGCCGGTCACCTCGCGCAGCATCGCGTCGGCCTTCGGCTTCTTGCCGAACACCCAGAGTTCGTCGACCAAAACGAAGGCGGCCTTCTTGCCGCTGACGACGTCGTTGTCGGCCGAGACGACCTTGAGGACCGCCTTGGTCAGCCGATGGGTGATCTGGCGCAGATGCTCCTGGATGTAGAGCAGATCTCGCAGTTCGGGATCGGCCAAGATCATGTCGCGGGCTGGCGCGAAGGCGTTGTTGGCGACCTCAAGGGTCGGCGCGAGCAGCAGCAGCTCGGCGGACTTGCGCCAGTTGCGCACAAGCGCCGTGACCATGATCCCGGCGGCGATGGTCGATTTCGAGTTCTTCTTGCTGATCAGCAGGAAGAATTCGCGGATCAGACGGCGGCCAGCGGCGGCGTCGTAGGCCCCGAAGATCGCCGCGACGAATTCGAAGACCCAGGGTTCGCAGGCCTCCCCGAAGGTCGGCGACCCGGCCGCGTCGACGATACGCAGGCGCTTGAAGACCGCTAGCGCCTTGGCCGCCTCTTCGGCGAAGAGCGGCTTCGGGATGATCGAGCGGCGCGCGACGAGGCGCTCAGCCCAATCGGGACATGCTGTCGACCAGTCCATGTCAGTGCGTCAGGCCGCTCGGCGGCTCGCCAGGCGCGAATATGCCTTCGCCGATCTGCTCGGCGGCGGCCTGCCTTTGGTCTTTCTTGCCGAGCGCCGGCGCGGCCTTGGGTGGCGATGCGGCCAGGCCGGCCGGAGCCCGATAGGCGATGTCGGTTAGGTCGCCCTTATCGAGCTCGCGCAGCACCAGCGTCGCCGACGAACTCTTGCCCTTGAGCGCCGCGTCGAGCTGCGCTCGGATGACCGCTTGGCGCACCATGGCTGCGCCCTGGGACAGCTCGCGAAAATAATACTTCTTCAGCGTCGGCAGGCTGAGGCCGACCCGGACCGCAACCTCAATGTCGGCCGTGCCGGTCGCTTTGAGAAGCGCAATGGTTTCCGCCACTTGCATCGACCAACGGTGCGACTTGCGTCCCCGAGGGTCACGCGGCTCAAGCCAAGGCTGGCCGAAGAGGTCCAACACAGGCGCCTCGGCGGGTGATTTCTCCGCCATCCGAAAAAAATTCCCTGCGTGAGAGTGGTGCCGGTGTCCGAGGCGTGCGGCGCTGCACTTTCGACCCCCCTACCCCCTGGCTGACCGGCGCTCCTGCGCCTGCTTTGCCCCGTCGTGGTGGGGCTTGCAGAGGGTCCAGAGGTTGTCCTCATCCCAGAAGAGGTCAGGGTCGCCGCGATGAGGGGTCTTGTGGTCAGCGACGAGCTGCGAGGTGTCGTTCTCGCATCGCCCGCAGCCCGGCCATTGGCACGTGAAGAGATCGCGAAGCAGGACGCGGATGCGCAGGCCGTGCTGCGGATGCTTCCACCGCGCCCAATGATACCACTTGCGCCAAGGCTCGGACGCTTCGCCGTGTCCCTCGTCGTCCGACCCGCGCTTCAACCGCGGCGGCATGACGCCAATGCGCGGTCGGATGTTGCGCAGGGACCCCATGACCTCTTCCGAAAGAGAGCGGCGGCGCCGGATGGGCCAGCGCCGCCGAGTTGAGGTAGGAACGCCCACAGGGCGGGTTGAGGCCGAAGCCCCCACTCAGCAGAAAGCCCGCCATGGCAGGCCATGACGGGCTCAATGGTGGGATGCGTGAGTGTCCCGTTACATGGCTTGGCCTCCGGCGCTGGTGGGCGCGTGGAATACCCAAGGCTCGGAAACGACGAAGCCCGCCGTTGGCTGCGGCGGGCTCTTCGGGCACTAGCCCACATCTGAGGTGCGCTGGGCGCCTCGGGATCGGCTGTCTGGCCTTGCCAGCTCGTCTTACGTCAGCCGGTCGTCCCTCCCGCCGTGGCGGGCTTGGGAGCGAAAACAGAACTGATTTGCGCGCGGCTGCAAGAGGTCACATTTTCCGGATTGCGGTGACGGGCAGATCGACCCGCGACGATCGCCCGAAGATCGAGACCAGGATCTCGACCCGCTTGCGGGACGGCAGGCGCAAGATGCAGGCGTTGAAGCCCGCGAATGCGCCGTCGACGACGCGAATGATCTCGTCCTTTTCGAACCCGACCGCCTCGACCTCGTCGGCGTCGAGCGTGCGGTCGTAATGCCCGGCGAGCTCAGACGTGACGATCGGCGCGATGAGGCGCATCGGGACAGGCGGCGGGCAGGCCTCGCGCCCGAAGCGGATGACGCCGCAGAAGCCCTGCAGGTCAGGCAACTCATAGAGGGACTGCCCGTCTGCCAGGCCCACAAACCCGTAGCCCTCGAACAACGATTGGCGGACCTTGATCTTCTTGCGGCCATGGTCTCCCCAGCGGGTCAGCCGCGGGAAGTAGAACGCGACGCCGGCAGTCGTCAGGCTTTCCTCGGCCTTGGCCTCCTGCCGCGTCGCCGCGCGGGCGAAATACCAGCGCAGGCCCGCGTGGTCATCGCTAAGCCCATCGGCCAGGTTGAGGGCATAGCGAGGACGGTGGCGGAGGGCGGCTGGCTCAACTTGCTGGCCGATGACGTAGTTGCGCGATGCGGGGTTCAACGGTTCGCTCCAATGGCGACGCCCGGTTCGATCAGCTCGAAGCCGTAGCGGCGGATGATGGGGTCGGCCACGGACCGCAGGCGGTCATAGGCCCAATGGGTCGAGGGCTGGATCGCCCCGCCGGTCCCGAAACGGGCGCGGTCGAGGCAGGCCGCTGCGGTCGGATCGACCTGGGCGACCTCGTCGCGCAGCAGCGCCAGGCCGTCGCTCAGTGGCGCAGCAACCGCGAACGCCGTTCGTGGCGTCACGTCCCGGCAAGCCTCTTTCGGCAGGAACGACCGGAAGCGTTCGTCGAGCAGCCAGACGTCGAAGGCGGGCCAGCCGAAGTCTCCCTTCGCCATGTCCGGATC